TACAGCATCAGATCAAAACGCCGACATTCCATATCGATGGAACGAATGCATCTGCGCTGGGCTGGCAAGCAAGCTGTCACTAAAATACGCGACAGATAAATTTTCAATACTAAACGAAATGTATGAACGGGCGTTTAATTTTGCATCGTCTTCCGATAATGATGGCGTCAGTTTGAGGGTTCAGCCAACTGCGCTGAATTTATATTAATGGCTAAATACGCAAGAGGTAAAAAATCTCAAGCGATAAGCGACATAAGTGGGCTTCGGGTTCCCTATACCCAACTGAAAACCACTTGGGATGGGCTGCGCGTATCACCAGAAGATTATGAGCCAAAGCAACCGCAGCTAACGCCAGCTAAAAATGTTGTGGATGCCACTGCGTTATTTAATCCACGGCCCGATAACGACCCCGAAAATGTTGAAATATTTATTGGATTTACGCAGGATTGGACGATTGATCGCAGGTTATTGCCACCAGTTGGCGTTCCTGCACGTGCCAATGTTGGTAGTGTTCAATTAGAAATTACTAGCTTAAAACCAGCCGAAACAGGAGTGGGCGGCACTGGCGGTACTGGCGCAGAAATAATAGAGTTGTCACCAGAAGAGGATGACGTTGGCGTTGGCGGCACGGGTGGCGTGGGAGATGCGACAGCAATCGAAGTAAACCGTGGATATGGCGAAGATGGCTGGAACACAGGAGTTTGGGGCAATTAAATGAGCTACACGACATTAAAAACAAACATCCAGAATTTCTTAGAAGATAATTCCACGGAATTGGTTGCTTCTATTGATACAATCATAGATCAGGCAGAAGCGATGATTTTTCAGCGGTTGCCAAATCTGCCGTGCTATCGGCAGACAACATCCGCAAGCCTTACTGTCGGTGACTTTGATTACACTGTCGCATCAGCCAGAATGATACGTCAGGTATCAGTGACAAGCTCTAGCGTCTTGTCTTACTTAGATCACAGGGTTGACTCATATGTTCGTGACTATTGGCCCAACACTGCAAACACTGGAAAGCCCAGAATGTATAGCACAAAAAGCGCGGGAACTTCTGGAACCGTGATTACATTGGCGCCAACGCCAGACTCGACAGACACCTATAGAGTTGATTTCATTGCTCCTGAGACGGGCCTCTCAAGCTCTAACGCAAATACATGGGTTGACACCAACGCGCCCACCGTAATGCTTGCAGCGGCCTTGTATGAGGCGTCAGCCTTCCTTAAAGCTCCAGAGACACTGTCTCTTTATAAAACTCAATTTGACGAGGCGGTCGGTTTGTTTGTACAAGAGATGCAACGAGATTACGCAGCAGAATATAACGGAGGCATATAATGTCAATTACTCAAGCAATGTGTACAAGTTTCAAAGTACAGCTTCTGCTAGGAGAGCATGATCTGGTTGATGACGCACTGAGAATTGCTCTTTTCACAAGCTCCGCTGATCTTAGCGCAGGCACAACTGTTTACAGCGCAAATGGAAGCTCTGGCTCTACCAGAGTAGAAGTCGCAAACGGAAGCGGCTATACGACTAAAGGCGAATTGTTAGGCTCCAAAAATGTTCAAGGCAACAGCACCAGCGGTGTATTTACTGCTGCCGATCCAACATGGACAGCAGCATCTTTTACAGCCCGTGGAGCATTAATATATAACGATGATAAAAGTGACAAGGCAATTGCTGTTTTGAACTTTGGCGGCGATTTTACCGTCTCAAACGGTACGTTTAAAATTGTCTTCCCAGCGCAAACTAAAGACACCGCAATCATAAGGATCGACTAAAATGGCTTCTACCTTTGTAAATAATCTTCGGCTTGAAGAAATGGCAACTGGGGAGAACTCTGGAAGCTGGGGAACAAAAACCAATAATAATTTAGAATTAATTGGTCAGGCGCTTGGCTACGGGACAAGGGCGATTGCCAATGCGTCCAGCGACATCATAACTATTGCGGATGGCGCGTCAGACGCTGACAGAAGTTTTTACCTAAGACTTAGCGGCGGTGGGCAAGCGTGTACTATAACACTAACTCCAGATACTATATCAAAAGTATGGATGATTGAAAACGCAACTGCGGCTGCGGTTACTATGAAGCAAGGGTCAGGCTCTGGGGCAAGTGTTGCAATACCTGCTGGTCAAGTTAAAATGATTGCTACGGATGGCCTTGGCAGTGGCGCAGTTGTTTATGATCTTCTTACTGATGTTAATTTGGCAGGAACAACAGTTGTTGATGACCTGACTGTTAGCGACACTGCCCTAGTTACAGGCGTCCTGACCACCACGGCTGCTAGTGTCTCAAATGGCGGTGGGCAGTTTAACGGTGCGATTAACGTAGGTGTTGATGGCACTGGATACGATGTTAAATTCTTTGGTGACACTGCGTCAGCATTTATGCTTTGGGATCAAAGTGCAGATGACCTTATTCTTGGCGGTGCGGCGGGGCTTTCTGTTAACAGTACTGCCCTAGTAACAGGCGTCCTGACCACCACGGCTGCGACTGTGTTTAACGGTGGGTTTGCTGCTAATGCTGACTCCACAATGGGAACAAACAAAAAGTTAGGCTTCCGTGACGCCGCCATCTTTATAAACTCATCTGCTGATGGTCAGCTTGATATTGTTGCAGATACAGAGATTCAGATTGCTGCTACTACCATTGATATTAATGGGGCTGTTGCTCTTAATGGTGCTATTACGGGTGCTACTAATATTACTCTTAGTGGGAAACTAGACGCAGCTACTTTAGACACTTCAGGTGCTGCTGTAATTGATGGCACTCTAGCTGTTGGTGCAGCATTATCTTCAGGTTATAATGCCAGTATAACTGGGGGTGTTCCATTAAATACAGTGGCCACAAGTACTGTAAGTTCAATTGCTTATGGGGGACTAGGTGTCACTCGTCAACATACTGGAGTTGGACAAGGTACAGGTATTGGCTTTCAAATGAATTCCGCTGATGGAACTAATAGGGAGTATGCTTATATAGGAACCATAATTGAGTCAAATGCGGATGGAGGCGGACAGGACGGTTCCATTGGATTATTTCCTGTGTTGAACAATGGCAGAGTTCAAAGATTTACTGTAAAATCCAATGGCAATGTTGGAATTGGCACTTCAACCCCCGGTCGTTTAGTAGAAATTAACAACGCAACTAACCCTGCCTTGCGACTGAATAACGGAAATTCAAATGCTGATATTGGTATAGCTTCATCAGCCGGGGCTATCTTAACTGGAGCAGCAGACGACGATTTAGTAATTGCTAGAAATGGTGCATTTGGAATCAGTTTAGGTACTAATGGTACTGCTAGATTAAACATAGCAGCAGACGGTGCAATATCCACACCAACAGCAGGTGCAAATAACGTAAGACTTGGTGTAAACGCAGGGGATGCGCTAGCCTCTGGCGGTGATCAGAACGTGGTCGTGGGCGACGAAGCTGGCACGGCAATGAATACTGGTTCGCAAAATTCAGCTTTTGGTTATAAGGCTTTAGCTGCAGTTACAGGAGCAGATGATAACAGTGCATTTGGTTGGGAGGCTTTAAAAACTAATACAAGTGGAACCCTGAACTCAGCTTTTGGTAGAAGTGCTTTAACTTTAAATGAGGGTGGAAGTTCTAATTCAGCATTTGGCTATGCGGCACTTTCAAACAATTCATCTGGAACATTTAACACAGCTTTTGGTCGCCAAGCGGGGTTATCAGTCGGAACTGGCGCTGAGAATACCCTAATTGGAGGTCTTGCAGGTGATGCCACAGATGATGGTGTAAGAAACGTGGCAGTTGGTTACTTATCTTTAAGTGCTAATTGTGGAGATAACAATACAGCCGTAGGCACTCAGGCGCTACAAGCATATACTGGGTCGGATAGTACAGCGGTTGGTTATGCAGCTTTAAATGTTGCTACAGGAACTCTTAACACAGCAGTAGGTAAATTTGCAGGTTTAGCCATTGAAGGCGGCACACATAACACTATGATTGGCGCACTAGCAGGTGATGCTACTGATGATGGTGTAAGAAATGTAGCTTTAGGTTATTTGGCTTTAAGTGCTAATTGTGGAGATAATAACACAGCCCTAGGTACTCAGTCGTTACAAGTATGCACTACGAGTGACAACACTGCTATTGGTTATGCGGCTCTGAATAGTGCAACTTCAGGCTCAAATAACTGCGCTGGCGGTAGGTCTGCTTTATTGCATACTATTGGCGGCTCAAACAACACCGCTTTCGGTACAGACTCAGGGTCCTTTGGAACTACCGCAAACAACTCAACTTTTATAGGCCATCAAGCAGGTCTAGGTATTACTGGAGCTAAACTTACAGGCAATGCAAACACGGCAGTAGGTAAAGATGCAGGTAAGGTTCTTCAGGGTACTGGGAATGGTAATACATTGATTGGCGCACTAGCAGGTGATGCTATAACAACTGGTGTTTCTAATGTAATGCTTGGAGTCTCATCAGTAGCTTCCGCTGTTGATGTTACAGCAGAAATAACAATAGGCCCCGGAGTTACGGGTAGCGGTGGCAGTACCGTAACAATTGGGTCAGGTGCTGGTAAAATTTCTAATACTTTTACTTCTAACGCTACTTGGGCGCAGTCATCTGATAGCCGATTAAAAACAAATATTCAAACAGACTCTCTTGGATTGTCCTTTATAAACCGATTAAACCCTGTGACTTATAACTGGAAGCCAAGTA